CAGGTGCTGTAGCCAAGTGCCGTAAGGTTGGTGCTAAGAACTGGGGTAACAAGAGTGGCCGTAAGAAAAAGTAAAGCAGGAGCATCACTCAAGAAGTGGTTTGGGCAGAACAAAGGCAAGGGTTGGGTAGACTGCAAGACAGGTAAGCCCTGTGGACGCTCAGGGTCTAAAGACAAACGCAAGAGCTACCCTGCCTGTAGACCTACCAAAGCCGCTTGTAAGGCCGCAGGTGCTAAAACAGCCATGAAGAAGAAGACATCTTCATCCCGTGTTAATTGGAAAAAGAAGGCTAAGTAATGCCAAAGTCAAAAGACCCTAAGCTCGCTAGAGCAGGCGTAAGCGGATACAACAAACCTAAGCGCACTCCGGGTAAATCTAAGAAGTTCGTAGTGGTTGCCAAAGAAGGTGACAAGACCAAGACTATTCGCTTTGGTGATCCCAACATGACAATTAAGAAAGACCAACCTGCTCGTCGAAAGAGCTTTAGGGCTCGCCATAAGTGCGACACAAGCCCCCCAAGTAAATTAACTGCACGTTATTGGTCTTGTAAGAAATGGTAACACTTGACATTTAGTCAAATGTATGCTATAATAGTCTTATGTACACATAGGTAGACACATGACATATTTAGAAATAGTAAACAACGTCCTAAGACGCTTACGAGAGCGTACAGTGTCTACTGTGGATGAAACTTCATACTCAAGGCTCATTGGTGTCTTTGTTAATGATGCTAAAGAAGAATGTGAAAATGCTTGGAACTGGAGTGCTCTTAGAACAACCTTAAGTGCCACTACAGAGTCAGGTATCTTTAATTATGAACTAAACGGTTCTAAGAATCGTGCAACAGTATTAGATGTTATTAACGATACTAGCAATACGTTTATGCGTTATAAGACTGCCAGTGAAATGAACGACATCTTTTTGAACCAAACCCCTGCTTCAGGATCTCCTTTGTACTACAGCTTTAACGGCGTGTCTACTACAGACGGTGATACTCTTGTTGATTTATATCCTATTCCTAACGGTGCTTATGACTTACGTTTTAATGTTGTCTTACGCACAGGTGAATTAACATTAGATGCAGAACAATTATTAATTCCGGCTAAGCCTGTTCAACTACTTGCATATGCTAAAGCTGTTGAAGAACGGGGTGAAGACGGTGGTGCGTCAGGACTATCTGCATATAATTCCGCAGGACGTTCTTTGAATGATGCTATTTCATTAGATGCGGCTAAGCATCCTGAAGAAGAAATCTGGGCTACAGTATGACCAAACCATTACAGTCAGCCAGTATTGCCGCACCGGGGTTCTTTGGACTCAACACCCAAGAATCTGGTATTACCCTTGAGTCTGGGTATGCGCTACAGGCAACTAACTGTGTAATTGACAAATATGGTCGCTTAGGCGCACGTAAGGGTTGGGCATATCTAGCTGAATCCTCTGGTGTCAATCTCAAAGGTATGCATCGGTTTGTTGATATTGACGCTGTGGAATACTTTGGCGCATGGTCAGACACAAACTTTTATATTTACTCAGGTGGATCACTGACTCCAGTAACATACTCAGGATCTCAATCAATTACTGAGGGTAATTGGCAAGCTGTAACATTAAGTGATGCGGCATATTTGTTTCAAAAGAACTATGAACCACTATACTTTGATACTGTAACAGGAACAATTAAAGACATTTCTTCAGCCCCTTCAGCGGCAGGTACACCAATTGAAGGTAACTGTGCATTGTCTGCCTATGGGCGAGTATGGACAGCAGATACAGCAACAAATGTTACAACTATTTATTGGACTGACTTACTTGATCCTGCTCGTTGGAACTCAGGCACAGCAGGTAGCTTAGATCTCTCAACCATTCTCGTTAACGGTAATGATGAAATTATTGCACTAGGCGCACACAATGGTTTCTTAATTGTCTTTTGTAAAGCTAACATTATTATCTTTGGTGATAGTGACACCAGTAAAACATATCTTAATCCGGCAACACTACAGCTTGTAGAAGTTATTTCAGGTGTTGGTTGTATTGCTCGTGACAGTGTACAAAACACTGGTACTGACATTCTCTTCTTGTCTGAATCAGGCTTGCGTAGCCTTGGACGAGTAATCCAAGAAAAGTCAACACCAATGCGTGACTTGTCTAAGAACATTCGTGATGACCTTGTACAGGCTATTGAAGCGGCTCAGCCTAGCACAATTAAGTCATGCTACTCAGAGTCTAATGCATTCTATCTGCTTGCGTTTACAGCAACAAATAAAGTGTTTTGTTTTGATATGCGAGCACCATTACAAGACGGTAGCTCTCGTGTTACTGAATGGACAAACATGACGCATACTGATTATCTTGCATTTGACGGTGAGATATATCTAACTCAAGCAGACGGGCTTGCTCGTTACTTTGGGTACACTGACAATGGCTCTGCCTACCGTATGGTGTATTTTACAAACTACTTTGACCTAGGCAGTGCTTCATCAACTAAGATTCTCAAGCGTCTTGCAATTACTGTTATTGGTGCTACTGGTCAGGACTTTGTTGTGAAGTCTGGGTTTGACTACAGTGATGTGTACAATTCATATGCTCTGAATGTAAAACAGGGTGCGATCTATGAGTATAATGATTCTGAGTTTGGTCTGGCAACAAACAATGCGGCAGGTTCTCAGTCAACAGATACAATCACTGACGCAGATGGTAATCATTACACAGTAGACTTTGTGCTTGACAATACACTATCACCTGAGTACAGCGCAACGTACAAAGCATGGTTAGATGCTGATACATACTACTACACTGTTGATGATGGTAGTCGTACTGAAACAACACTCTATGTTAAACCATCACACTTTGCCGCAGAATACTCAGGCGGTACTTTGGTTGACACAATTCGTGTTGCGGGTAGTGGCAGTGGTTCTGTACTACAACTTGGTTTTGAAGCAGAGCTTAACGGCGGTGCTTTATCTATTCAGAAAATGGACATCTACGTAAAACAAGGTAGGATTCTATGAGTTCATATACTAAATCAACTGACTTTGCGTCAAAGGATGCCTTGCTTACAGGGAATCCATCTAAGGTTATTAAGGGTACAGAGATTGACGATGAATACAACGCTATTCAATCTGCAGTCAACTCTAAGGCAGACACTAACTCTCCGTCACTCACTGGTACACCTACGTCAATTACAGCGGCGGCTTCTACTGACACTACACAGATAGCTACTTGTGCGTTTACTCAGGCGGCTATTCAGCAGACAGGTATTATTGGTACTGCTCAGCTTGCGACAGATGCAGTAACAAATGCAAAGATTGCCACTGATGCTGTTAATGCTGATAGCATTGCGGCAAATGCAGTAGGGACTTCAGAAATTGCTGACAGCGTTAATTTAGGCGGTAATCCGACAACAACTACACAGTCTTCCGGAAATAGTTCTACACGTATTGCAACAACAGCGTTTGTTCAAGCGGCTTTACAAGCTGTTTATCCGGTTGGTTCAGTATATATTAATGCTACATCAACAACCAATCCTAACAACCTTCTAGGTTTTGGTACTTGGGTTGAGTTTGGCTCCGGGCGTGTTCTTGTCAGCCAAAATACTGGAGACTCTTCATTTAATTCACTTGAGGAAACTGGTGGTAGTGCAGATGCTACGTTGCCGTCACACACGCACACATTCAGTGATAGCTTTACAACAGACGGCGGAGGTGCTCATTCACACTCTCTTACTGATCCCGGACACCATCACCAAATTACTGGCCCTAATGGTGCTTTTAATGATAATTTAAATCCTACAACGGGAACAGGTAACTACGGGGGTGGTACACCTGACGATAGCTCAGAGCGTTATGATACATATGATGCTACAACTGGTATTAGTATTGGAAGTGTTGGTAACCATACGCACACAGGGTCTGTTAGCGGCACAACTACTTCAGCAGGTAGTTCAGGTACAAATGCAAACCTACAGCCATACATTGTTGTTAAGATGTGGAAGCGTACTGCTTGATAAAAACACCAGTAGCAATACAACCTGCGTACACAATTTATTTTGAACGACACGAAGACAAGACTTGGACACACGCAGACGTTAGGAAGTGGACACCTAGCATCAAAAGAGAATTTATGGATGTTCACGCAGTATTAAACATAATTCACAATGAGCCATTCTTTTGTCTTGTTGATAATGAAAAGCTAGAGAAATTTGTAACAACCATAGGGTACACTTTTGTTACCGATGTTGAATGCATTGACGGAGTAATTCGGAGAATTTATAAATGGGTGGTATAGTAAGCGGGCTGTTCGGTAAGGGCGGTTCTGGAGTAGCACAGCAGGGGATTGAGGAGGCCGCTCGCAGAGCAGAGCAAGGCTACTTCCGTCCTTATACAGTCACTGCCTCTGGCACAGGCACTGCAGGCTATGACCCAACGACAGGTGCGACAACATCATCACTAGCACCTGCGTATGCGGGTATGCAAGCGGGAGCAACCTTAGGTTCTATTGGATTGATTCCGGGACTCTTAGGAGCCGTAGGACAAGCACCTCAGCAGTTTGGTGGGTATGGTCAAGGACTGATGAACTTAGCGGCTCTACGGTCTGCTCAGGCACCACAACAGTTTAATTTTCAGTCACCATACGGACAGCAGATTCAACAGCAATCAATGGCGGCACCTCAGCAGTTTGGTTACACCCCAGACCTCGCAGGACGTACTCAGGAAATCTTTGGTCAACAGGCAGAGATGTTACAGCCTGAGTTCCAACGTCAGGCGACAGAACTCCAAGGACGTTTGTTTGGTTCTGGGCGTTTAGGTTTACGTCTTGCAGGTGAATCTCAGGGCTTAGGTGCAGACTCAGGTATGGTGAGTCCAGATGCGTTAGGTCTTGGTCGTGCACAACAGCAGACTCTTGCAAACCTTGCTACAACTTCTCGTCAACAAGCACTGGGCGAAGAAGAACAGCGTTATCAGCAGGAGCTTGGCACATTCGGTACAAACGTTGCTCAACAACAACAAGCACTGCAGAACCTTATGGGAGCAGAAGCTCAATTGTTCGGGCAACAAGCACAACAATACGGGCTTGGGCAGACAGCAGAGCAACAAGCACTTCAGAACCTCTTGTCTGCTCAAGGTCAAGGGTTTTCTCAGGCCGCTCAAGCATACGGGTTGGGTCAAGGAGCACAGCAACAGCAGATTCAGAATGCTATGGCATTGCAACAGGGTCTGTTCGGACAAGCTC